GCAGGATATTGTTGAAGAAACAAATAAACTAAGAGATAACACTAACTTTGATAATGATTTTGAGTTATTTGATGAGATGCTAAAACTTGACCCCGAACTTAACGGTGCGGTTAGAGCAGTTAGTCTAACCGCTAACAACTACAAGATTGATTACAGGGCAGCAAAGAATAAGAAAATAAGAGAAGCAATACGAATACTCACAGAAGAGACTCTTGACTTTGATGATTTTCTAATTAACTCCATGAGAAACCTAATGGTCTATGGAAATGATATAAATAAGTATGTAGGCACATCAAGAAAGGGTCTTACAGACCTACAAAGCCTACCTGTAAAGCAGATATTCATTATGGACTCAAGAGGAAATAACGAAACTGCCGACGAAGATAATCCAATTATAGTAGCAGAAAGATACATCTTGCGTAAAGGAGAGCAGACCGAGCAAGAGTTTCCTGCAAAAGAAATACTACACATAAAGACTGACTATCGCAGTAATTGGTTTGAAGATAGCGATACTAAAATGACATACGGTATATGGGGCGCATCACGATTCACTTCTCTAAAACAGGCTATACGAGCAAAATATAACAGTATGAACAATCGTATCTCTATTGAGGATGCTATGACAAAGCAATACATTACTATTGATAAATCAGCAATAGACCACATACAAGACCCGAATGAGCAACAAGAAAGACTATCATTCATTATGAATCAAGTCGTTGATACTCTTGAGTCTCTAAGAGGAGACCAAACACCAATATTCCCCGACTATGTGACAATACAACACATAGACCAAAGAACCGCTATACCGGACACAACCTCATTCCTTGATAATGTCAATGCAGACATAGCCGCAGTCCTTCAAGTTCCAAGAGTAGCAGCAGGTCAAGAAAGAGGCTCAACCTTCGCCGCAACATATACTGCAAGCACATGGTCTTCACAGGCTATACGAAGAATGCAAAGCATTCTTAATCAAGCAGTAAAGAAGTTATTTTCAAAACACCTTGAACTTCTAAAAATACAACATGAAATGAAAGACCTACCAAAGTTAGTGTTTGAGCCTATTGATGAAGAAACAAGACTCAATAAGATGCAAAGGGCAAACATTGGTTATACAAACGGCATATTGACTCTCAATCAAGCACTTGAAATATTGGGTCTCCCCGAAGAAGAAGAAGGAGATGTAAGAAAAGAGGGCGGTAAAGCAAACACAGGGGAACTTCCAAGAGAAAACTCTCAAGATGGGGCTAGTGATTTAAATGACGAATGATGCGGTGCAGAACCATAGACTCGATACTATCGAGCGCAGATTGGATAAGCACGATGATATGTTGGCGCAACTCGTTGAATCACAAGTTAGAACCGATGAACAGTTTAGTGTCTTAGCGGAAACTCAAAAAGGCACTCAAGATATGATTAACGACATAGGTAAATCTATCGTTAAATGGTTAATGGGTGTAGGTTCAGTAATAATTACGGCAGTTCTTGGCGGGCAGGTGATAATGTGAAAAGAAAACAAAATGAGAATAGTTTTAATGACAAAATGGTATCAAGCACAGTTAAACCAGCAATATATCTATGGCTTCTTGCTTGTGGTGCAGTAGTCGGTATGGGTATATGGAAACCCGAAGTAGTGCTTACTAACTTAGATGGTTTCATAGCACTTATAGCAATCATTGGTGGCGTTGCGGCACCCGCTTTACAGACAGTCCTTCGTATGTGGGAATCGGAACAGACACAAGAGGTTGATAACATTCCAACAGAATTAAAGCATCAAAGAGAACTCAAGACTGCTATGGATGAACATACAATTGCTTTAGAAAAGGCATCTCAACAACATGAGAATGAAATGAAAACTTCTGCTCAATTACACGAACAACAGATTGAAAAGATTAAACTTGACATGGCAGCCGAATTAAAACCAATTGTTAAGAAAAAGTGATTCTATGACAGATGTAGTAGCAAAAATGGAAGATTATCTATTCCGAACTCCCGAAGGGGCAATAAAGAAATCGCAAGAAATAGGATTTGACGGAGAGATACATGAGTCCACATTAGCAGATGGAACTAAACTATATTCCCCTGCAAAGACGGAAGAAGAGTTTATCACATGGTATCGTAAAAACGACCCCGATGCAGAACAAGAGTTAAGTGCTTTACAATACGGAAGGCCGGGAAAAAATGACCCTCGCAAGACTCCTGCTAAACCAAGCGAAAGAAGAAAAGGTTCAAAGAAGAATAAACCGGGTTCTGCTAAGAAACCTAATAAGTCAATCAGTATGAGTAAAGAGACAGAAAATAGACTTAAATCTATGATGAGGGAACATAATGCAAAAGTCGCAAAAAAAGGAAAAGGTAGTAAAGCATCATTGGGTAGGCTCAAGTCTGTCTTTAGGCGTGGTGCTGGTGCTTTTAGTAGGTCTCATGCACCTAATATGTCAAGAACAGGTTGGGGTATCGCAAGAGTCAAAGCCTTTCTTTATCTATTGCGAAACGGAAGGCCAAGCAACCCAAACTACAAGCAAGACAATGACCTATTGCCTAAGTCACACCCAAGAGGCGCAAGTGAAGGAGAAGACTATGAAGATTGGGATAGTGAGGTCTTTGAAGGCGCAGAATATAAAGGTCGTAAAGTAAAACTCAATAAACCATTTAGAACTCCCAAAGAAAAAAAGAAGTTTGCAGTCTATGTGCAGAATGCAAGTGGTAAAGTAGTTATAGTTAGATTTGGCGACCCTAACATGGAAATCAAAAGAGACGACCCTAAGAGACGAAAAGCATTCCGTGATAGGCATAACTGTGCAAGTAAGAAAGACAAAACAACTCCGGGCTATTGGTCTTGTAAAATGTGGGAAAGAGGAAAATCTGTCACAGATTATACAAGTAGCGAGTTTAATAAGACAGATGATACTTTAGAGACAGTCATGGGCGGTTGTGGTTGTAATGATTGTGGTTCTGTTGAAGCAGCAGAACCTACACCAAAAGACGACGAGACACACGATGAATATATGAGTCGTTGTCAAGAAATGGGATATTCAAGCGAAGAGTGCATGGAAGCACACAAAGGACACAGTTTCAAAGAAGAAGCATCATATCATACTGATAGTGGTTCTTGTAGAGAAGGATACGAAAAGAAAGATGGTATGTGCGTAAAAGTAGCATGGACTCTTGACTTAGATATATCCGTTGATGAAACTATACTTGAAGCCTCAACGGGTAAAGAAGTGATTAGAATTAGTGGTATTGCTTTCCATCAAGGGGTCAATAAGAACGGTTGGGAAATTACAAGAGCAGGTGCTAATGTAGCAGTTCCACAGATGATAGGCGCAGACCTAACACTAAATCACCCTCCTTCCGAAAATGGTAGATTCAAAAGAAATATGGATGGTGGAGTTAATGATGCCGTAGTAGGTATTGTAACAGAAGCACAGACAATTGACAAGACAGGCGGAGAATGGGAAGTTCGTTTCAAAGCAGATGTGTATAGAAGCGAATTGTTTGAAAGTCTTGAATCCGGACTATGGTTAAGAAAAGGCTATGGTGTCTCAATAGGCGGAACAGGTATTCCCGATGAAATGATTGAGGCAGAAGATGGAAAGACTGTAATGGTATTTGAAAGTGATTTTGAGTTCGACCATTTGGCTATTGTTCACAAACCTGCATACGCTGGCGCAAAGATAGATGGAGTAGAAAGGGTAAAATTGGCTGAATCCTCCGAAGTCTTTAATAGTGATACCCATAATGGCTTAAATCAACAAAAGGTGAATATAATGTCCGAAGAAGAAATTATTGAAGTCGAAGCAACCGAAGAGGTAGTTGAGACCCCCGTTGCAGAAGAAGAGGTTGTTGAATCTAATCATTCCGCAGAACTTGAAGCACTAAAGGCTTCCCTTGCAGAAAAGGAAGCAGAATTAAATGCAATTAAAGCAGAAGAAGAAGCAAAAGCAGAAGAAGCCCGTCTTTCTCTTGTTAAGAAAGCAACCGAACTTGGTATTGCTGGCGTAACTGATTTGCCTTCCGAGACAATTCAATCTATTATCGCTTCCTTTGAAGCAAAAATGCCTGTTGCAGAAGAAGTCGTTGAGATGAAACCTGTTATAGCAAGCGAATCCGCACCTGTTGAGAGCAAACCTGCTTCAACAAGTGTAGTCTCAAATTGGTTAAACCAAAGAAGACTAAACACTCCCGAAGAAATATACGAAAAAGCATGGAATGTATGGGCTAAGTCGTGGAATCAATTTGAATCCACTCACAAAGCACCACTATATGCTGAAATAAAGGAGAAAATTTGAAGGTGATTTAATATGGAACAATTAAAAGCAAGAACAGGAACAATGAAATCCGGAGTAACTTCTGCAACTCAAGCAGGACTATGTCTCCACATTGACGGAACAGATACTTTAGAAGTTTGCGCTCAATCCGATGTAGTAATCGGTGTAACCGCAGACGAACAAGAAAGAGACTCAAGCGGATTAGTAGCAGGTGGTAGCGTAAGTTATTACACATTGGGCGGAGTCCTAATGCTCGCTTCAAAGGCTTCAACTTCTTATGCAGTCGGTGGCTTTGTTTATGCAGACAACTCCGGACTTGTAGCGGCAGCACAAGCGGGTTCTTCTAAGAAAGTCGGAATCTTTGTAGGTGCAACCGGAATAACAACAAGTGGAACGGCAGGAGATTTAATTCCTGTTGATACCTCATTTGCGGAGAAGGTCTGAAGTTAATAAATTAAAGGAGATGAAAAATATGAATAACAGTTTGGAACAAATACTAACAGTAGAAGCAGCAACAGGACAATTCGGACAAGCCGATGCAGTCCTTGAACAAACCCTAAGAGACTTTATCCAATTACAGTCCACTACTATCGCAGTAGGAACTCAATTGGTTGGTGTCCGAAAAGTAGGTTGGTTAGAATACACATTCTACACAGGTGCAGAAGGAACATTTACTTATCCTCTTGCTGATAACGCAGTCACCGACCCAACAAAAGTCGGAACACTTAACTATTCAGTTCACTTGAAGAAAGGACAAGGCCGATGTATCTTCCTTGACTCTACACTACTTCGTGGAGAATCCTTTGAAAACATGGACAGACAACAATTGGCTATCGTTAGAAACATGGCTGATGTAATTGATGACCTAATCCTTGAGACTCTTATTGCTGGTGCAAATCAAACAGTAACAGTAGCAGGTGGTAGCGAATGGGATACTGCAAGCGGTGACGCAGAAGCAAACATCCTAAAGGCTATGGACTTGATTTTCGAGAATGGTCGTGTTTCCGGTAATGAGCCTCTTGCTCTTGTAGTTCCTGCAAAGCACAGAAATGTTCTATTGCAGACTACTCTATACGGAAATGTTGTTGAATCTCTTGAAGGTCACTTGAAGAGAATGGCTAACATTACTCTATACTACTCAAGAAACAGTCGTCTTGCTGATACCGCACTTCTATTAGTGCCGGGTTCGGAGACTGCGGAGTTCTTCCAATACAACGGTGATGGATTTAGAGAAACTGAATTAACTCGTATTCCGGGTGTCGGTTTTGATTGGATGCTAACAGGCTACATGGGTTGTGTTGTTCACGAAATGCAAGATGGCGCAACTGCCGGAACAGGAAAGAACAACAGAATTTGTAAGATTTCTAACATTACCGCTTGAGGTTAGGCGGTGATTTAGTTGTCTAAAAAGTTCATAGAGTATGCAGAATCCAAAGGCGGTAAAGCCTTAACTGATGCACAGAAAGAACTTGTGTCGAAAGAAACAAGTTATGCAGGTGTTAGGGCTTTGCTTGCGGAGTTCAAAAAGACTAAACCTTCTACTCCTAAGAAAACCACCCCTAAAAAAGAGGTAGTTAAGGATGAAGAGTAAGGCAGCAGTCGCAAAGGCTCTAAAAGATAAAGGTCTTCCTCTTCCCGAAGAAGATTCATACGATGCTATGATGCACCGTTTAAATACTTGGGAAGCATCAAGAGGATTTTTGTTCCGAAGAATAAAAACAAGATTCTATGCAAGACAACAATTACCTGTTGAAATTCCTTTAGGAACAGTTATTTTTGTTCCTGCAAGTGAGTTTGCTCGTAAGATTATGAAGACAGGTGCTATGTTCCCATTAGGTCGTGCAGAATACGATTCAAAACTTCACACTCTTATTGATGTTCCTAAGACTGAAACTTACACAGAACCTAAAGAGGATAAAAAAATTACACCAAAAAAGAAATCAACACCTAAGAAAAAGTCAAGTAGTAAGAAGGTGAAAGAGAATGGCGGTAACGACAACTCAAATTAGAGACTTACTCAATAGACCAAGAGGTCTAAATGAGGAGACTATTGCTGAATATCTTACTATGAGAACGCAAGAAGTCGCAAAAAAGGCTCGTTCTGCTTCTAAGTATGGTCTTAGTGATTCAACAGGCGTTGAAGAAACCGAAAAAGAATCTGCGATTAAAATGTTAGTCGCAACAGATTGTTTGCGAGTTATGTTAGATACTATTCCCTCATATTTGCCGGATAACGAGCAAAGAAGTCACGATATAAGAG